GTTAGCATTAACCGGTGGTAACGGTAGTGGAGCCGTTGCTGTAGCACAAATGGGCAACAATTTAGTGCGCTCAATTAAAACTACAATCAAATACGATCGTTATCAATATGCATCAACCATTATTGATTGGGAACCTAATGTCACCTACACAGAAGGAACGCAAGTTCGTTGGTTAAATCGTGGCGTATGGTCGGCCAACAGCACAGTATCTGGCCCGGTGTTTATACCCGACGAGTGGACCAGAGTAGTTGCCAGCACACTAAGTGGTGTTGACCGAACTATGGGCTATTATGTTCCTGGGCCAAATATGCCAGGATTAAGTTTACCGTTATTAATTGATGGAGTTGAATATCCCGGCGTACAAGTAACTGCGCCAACTTACAGCCAAAATTCTGGGTTTGATGTTGGTAATTTTGACATCAACCCATTTGATAATTTTGCAATTGATGAAGTAGGTAGACCCACATACTCGCCTACTATCTTAGATGCTAGATATTCCAGCGCATATCTTGATCCGTACTTAGGTACCCGGGCTACAGATATTAATGTTGATGGCGGAAAATATATAGATGTGTTTAGTAGCTATGCTCCAGAAGAGTTGATACCTGGTAGCGAATTTGATACTTTAGACATGCGTGTGTACACTCGCCCTGGGGCAGATTGGCTACAGCGTGGTCACGGTTTCCCCGAGGCAACTTACAAATTTATATTTGATTCTCTTAATCCTACTGTAAGTTTTGCCAATATACAGCCATATCCTGTGCAGATAACAGTATCAAATCAAACACAGCAAACAGCTCTCACTCTTGATTATGGATATACAGTTGATTGGGCTAACCAAACAATTACCGTGATTGCCAATGCTAACGCCGGCGATGTTATAGTAATTGCAGTATTTGAATTAGGTGGCGGCAATCAACTTTATAAACAAGTTTACAACGGCACCGATGTTGTAGATACTATTACTGTTCCGGTGACCTATAGCGAAATACAAGAATTTGCTATTTTTGTTAATGGTGTAATCTTAGTTGAGAATACCGATTACACTTACCAATCTATTTTGGATAGTAATCGAACCCAAATTAATTTTGTGTCAACATACACTAGCACGGATTTTATTAGTTTGGTTGCAATTGGTCCAACAACCGTTAATTCCACCACAGTAAATTATAGCTGGAGTGCTCCACAGACACAGGTTATTATTGGGAACGGTACTTTAAGTTTTACTCTTAATAACAGTTTAATTTATAATAATCCCGATAGTATAGTTGTTAGTGTAAACGGAACTCGCGCAAGAACTGCTGCAGGTGTTAACTGGGTGGGCGACGACATTACTGTCGAGTACTCACTTCCTTCAAGATTAGGATTTAGTGAATCGTTAATTGCTGACAACCAGGTACATGTGTATGTAAATAACATTCCACAAATACTAGGTGTAGACTTTACAGTTACACCATACTCGGCCGGTGTACGCACAGTATTGTTTGAGACTACTCCGACTGCCGGTCAACAAATTTTAATTTATGTATTAACCAATACTCAATGCTATGTTAATGGCAATCAATTAGTATTTAATTCTACTGGCGGATTGGTCCCATCTGTTGGAGCATTAATTGATATTACTACCTGGAACGATCCACGACAACAGAATATTCTAACACAATGCTTTGTGGGCCCAATCACCGAAGGTATTACAGTAACCGAGGGGTATGATACAACAGATTTTGATGTAGGCCCAGTTACTGGCGATCCCGGCAGTTTTGACTACAGTACAGGCGAAACTACCACTATCAATAATATTGATCTTGGTACAGTAATCGACGATCCAAGCCGCTTGCTAGTATCATTGAATGGCTGTCAACTATTTTATGGTATCAACTTTACAATAGATGAAACACAGCTAATGCTAACATCTGGATTATTAAACGCAACTGATGTCCTGATGGTAACACAATTTACAAACTTTGTAGTTCCCGAGGCAATGGCATTTAGAATTTTCCAAGATATGCGTGGAGTACAGGCTACCTATCGTATTACTCCTGAGACCACAACTACGACAACTCAACCAGTTCTAATCACCGATGATACTATATATGTTACCAACGCCGGTGCCTTAGTTGATCCAGACTTAGCTGCTAACATCTGGGGTGTGTTAACTATTGGGGCAGAACGGATTATGTATCGCTATAAAGATACTGTGGCTAACACTGTTAGTGGATTGTTGAGAGGTACTGCCGGTACAGCCCTAGCACCACACACATCTGGAGCAACGGTTTACAATATGGGCCGTGGTAATTTATTACCAGCAGAATATCAAAATTACATTGTAAGTGACACAACATTAGCTGATGGGTCAACTACGGTCTTTACTGCTACGGATATTACTATTACTGACAATGACGCCATTGAAGTTTATGTTGGCGGAATTTTGGTTGTATCTGGATATACTGTTACTGCTGATAGTCCGGTTACTATACTCTTTACAACGGCTCCGGTTGCAGGTGTTGATGTTACAATCTTAATAAATCGTGGAGTAACTTGGTATGCACCTGGCGCGGGTACTCCTAGCAATGGTAATCCGTTACAAGAAACTGAAACAATAGCCGCAAGGTTTTTACGGGGACTATAATCGAGGTAAATAGAATATGACTGAAAATATCATGCCAAAACAACCTGACCCAGCTGCAAAACCTGCGGCTAAACGACCTAACGAAACTGGCGCTATGTCAGTTGAAGGATTTATTAAAATTTTTGATCCTGCTACCAAAAAAGTATTTGTGGAGAAAAGAGCATGATTCCGACAAATCTTTATATCAAACAACATAACAAAACAGGTAAACTTTATTTTGGAAAAACTGTAGCACCTGATCCAGAGATATATCCGGGCTCTGGTGTTTATTGGTCAAGGCATTTGAATGAGCACGGCAAAGACGTTAGTACTGTGTGGCATAAATTATTTACAGAAGAATCAGATATTTTTGAGTTTGCAACATTTTTCAGCGAGTTTTTTGATATTGTCCATAGTAATGATTGGGCAAATTTGGTTCCTGAAACAGGTTTAGACGGTTTTCCACCTGGTGGAAAAATGCCTCCAAGATCTGAAACACACAAGAAAAACTGGTCTGACAGCAAAAAAGGATGGATTCCATCGATTGAAACAAAAAAAATATGGTCAAAACAAAGAACCGGAGCAGCAGTATCTGACAAAACTAAAGAGCTTTGGAAAAAAAACGGTCGTGATGCCTTGTGCAATTTAGATTGGATAATTACTACTCCAGACGGCATCGAACATTTAGTTAATGGACTTCGCCCTTGGTGTAGAGAAAACAATGTAAATTTCTATCAAGTATATTATCAACGAAACGGATGGAAATCAATGAAAAATGGAAAAAGTGTTCGATCCGGAACCAAAAATAAAAGGAAAGTGTATGTTGACTAACAGCAACCTGTCAATAAGAGGATTTTTGAAAATATATGACCCATCTACAAAAGAGGTATTTTTTGATGGGTCCAATCAAATTCATTACGAAAATATCAGTATTTGTATGGCAAATACATTGACCAACAATAATACCGGGTGGATTTACGCCATGGCATTTGGCAACGGCGGAAGTGCTGTAGATCCAACTGGTGTTATTACCTATTTGCCTCCAAATACCACTGGGCAAAATGCTAGTTTATATAACGAAACCTATGCCAAAGTAGTAAATCAAAATTCAGCTGCTGACGTAGACCCAGTTAATAACTATCTTACAGTATTACATACCTCGGGTAATGTGTATACTGATATCGTGACTACTTGTTTGTTGGATTACGGTGAGCCTGCTGGTCAACAAGCCTTTGATAATAGCACCAATTTTAACGGTGATTATGTGTTTGATGAGCTAGGATTACAATGTTGGAATGGAAGTGCTGATAATTTGTTATTAATTACGCATGTAATCTTCCATCCTGTACAAAAGAGTTTAAACAGACAGATACAAATAGACTATACTCTACGTATTCAGACTTTAACTAATTTGAGTGCGGCATAAATATGAGTATATTATTATGCGGTAAATACAAAAGGACGGAGTAAACATAAATGTCATATACAATTAACTTAACTGATGGAACCATATTTGCTGTTGTAGCAGATGGTACTATCAATACCGCTAGCTCAATGACGCTAGTAGGGCAGAATTATGCAGGATACGGTGCATTTCTAGATACAAACTTTGTACATCTTCTAGAAAATTCATCAAATACTACACCGCCTGGTGCTCCATTAACTGGACAGCTCTGGTGGGATTCTGGCAACTCGTTACTCAAAGTGTATAATGGTAGTGCATTTAAAACTATTAGTTCTACTACCGCACAAAGCACAGCGCCAACTGGTAATGTTACCGGGGACCTGTGGTACAATACAAGCACACAACAATTAAATGTATGGACTGGCAGTACTTGGTTAGTAGTTGGGCCTGGCTCAAACACACCAGGTGGCACAACGGGTGCAGTTTCTGCTTCAATTCTTGACAATATTGGCAGTACCCACTATGTAGTTGAACTGTATGCTGGTGGTACAATCGTTGGTATAATTAGTAAAGATAGTGCCTTTACTCCAGCAACACCGATTGCAGGATTTGCAATGGTATATCCTGGATATACAATGAGTTATGGAGTGGGCGGAGTAGCTGGCGCTGTATTTACAGGCACAGCTACAAATGCATCAGCATTGAATACGTTAACCAGCAGTCAATTTATGCGCTCTGACGCCAACACTTCGACTACAGGCACAGTGGGTATTCTTAACAATACCGGTCTATCAATTGGTGCAAGTAGTGATCTTCGTTTGAGTATATCTGGCTCCACAGCAACTATTGCCAACCAAGACACAAATGGTAATATTAATTTTAGTGTTAATATTGCTGGAACACCAACTACAGCGATGTCAATTAATGGATCTACTGGTGTTATCTCTGGTTTGCAAATTGATGCTAACTATGCCGACTTAGCAGAACGCTTTGAGTCAGATGTTGCCCTTGTTCCTGGAACAGTAGTCGAATTAGGTGGATCAGCTGAAATTACTCAAGTTAATACAGATTTAAGTGAAAATGTCTTTGGAGTCATAAGTACACGAGCAGCATATTTGATGAATAGTAATGCCGGAACAAATGATACACATCCCCCAGTTGCAATGACTGGACGAGTTCCTGTTAGAACCATTGGTCAAGTGCGCAAAGGTGACAGACTAGTATCAGCTGGCAATGGCTTGGCTAGAGCTGCACAATCGGGCGAGGCGACTGCATTTAATGTAATCGGTCGCGCACTAAAAGATAAATTAGATAGTAATGAAGGCATTGTCGAAGCTATTGTTACAATAAATTAAGGATTAAACAGAATGACATATTCATCAGGCGGACTAATACAAGCAACAGACTATAATGGGTTTGTTGGCCCTACAGCATCGGGCGGTACAGCTGGCGCTAACTTAAATGATATTTGGTCAACCGGGTCAGGCGATAAAGGATGGGGGCAAACTGTAGTCCCTACAGTATCCACAAGTGGTACGGTTACAGCCACACAATGGGCAAGTTTGGTAAATGATATTGCTACAGCTGGCGCTCAAACCAGCACCACAATAACTGCAAGAAGTGCTCCGACTACTGGGCAAACTATTACAGCACTAGCCGCAGTTAATACAGATTTAACAAATGTTACTACCAATCGCGGCAATGCTGCTGCGTCTGGTACAGCGTATGGCACATTCTCTGGCACAACAAGTAAAACTACTGCCACCGGTTCTGGACAAACAACTTGGACTATTACATTTACAACTACTGTTACATTCCCAAGTGCCGATCAAGCTAGGTATTTCTGGAATGCCGGTGGTATTGTAAAACTTCAATACGGTAAATCAAGTACAGGCACCGATGTGGATGCAGACTGGAATACTTTTGCTGGACTATGTGGATCAATTAACCTTACTGGTCGTGTTGCTGGTGCAAGTCAAACTATTGCTGGCCAGGCCTACACGGGTACTACACGCCTTGGTGGCGGCGGTGGCACACAAACTACATTAGCAACTACTACAGGATGGTATAACCTTACAACCAGCCCAACTACTATATTCCAGTTAAACAATACTGCATCGCCATATACCGGTGAGTACATCCGTACTACTGCTACAGCTACTTCAAGCACAGTATTAACTTTAGTAACAACTTGGTTCCAACCAGCGGTAAGCGGCGCAGGCACGACCTGCAATATTTCGGGTGGTACAGCTACATCTAGTCCAAGCACTACAATTACAGGTACAGCACCGACTACGTTGGTTACTTACTTGCCACCTGCTACCGCACAAGGCTTGTCCAATACATGGGGAACCCCAACTATTGCGGCTTCTGTAGCCTAATAGTAACACTAGTATTACCAAAAGCCCCGCAAGGGGCTTTACCTTATCCTTTTTTTGTAGTACAATAAACACATGAACACTGATGAACTTAT